AGTACCTGCACTTCCGTCCTCACAAAGATCGTAACTTTGTGCCGATTGGCGGCGAGCGGCAGGCCGTTAACCAAGACGCCATTGTGAAACTGATCGGCTGGGCAGGTAACTTGACCTGCTCGGGCGCCCAGTTCCAAGGCGTGTTGATTGATTAAGAGGGCAAAAAAATGTCTATTTCTGTAAGCAATATGATCGGTGTTTCGCTTGAATACACCGACACCTCGCCCTCGTTCGCCGTTGGCACCGTCGTCAACTTGAGTGACGGCGGTCAGGCCATCTATGTGCAGGCGGCTTCAACTTGTGCAACGTGGTCGGCTGTGACCGTCACCGTTGACAACAAGGTGGCTCCGCTCACCACGACCAACTCTGCCAATTCCAAGGCGGTTGGTTTTGCACAGGTGTCCATTGCCTCGGCGTACTACGGCTGGGTGCAGTTGGGCGGCAAGCCGCGTGTCAGCGTGTTGGTCGGCTGCCAGCCGAACGTCCCGCTGTTCACGACCGCAACTCCGGGCGCTCTTGACGACGCCACGGTAACTGCGGGCTTGGTCGCGGGCCTTGTGGCGACGACTTCAGCGGCTTCTGCCTCTGCGGTCACCTGCATTGCGGGCTACCCCCATGTCCTTACAGGGTTGAACGCTTAATGCAGCCTCTGGAGATCACGGTTCAAGCGGCGGGTACAGCGGAGGAGCTTTGCTCCAACATTCGCTCGGCGCTTGGCCGTGGTCTACCAGAACTGACCCCCACTCCCATTAAGCACGATGGAACATTCGTGTGCGTGGCGAGTGGGTGGTCTATGCCCGATTTCGTAGAGGAAATCAGAGCGCACCGCAAAGCCGGTCGGCCCATTGTGGCAATCAAGGCAGCGCATGACTTCCTGTGCGAAAACGGCATCCAGCCTGATATGTGGGTCAACCTTGACCCGCGTGACCGCACTAGCGGCATCCAAAAGGCTAACGACCATACGGTGTATCTCGTTGCCTCACGCTGCCCGCCCGTCACGTTTGACTACCTAAAGGGCAAAAACGTATGGCTGTGGCACTCATGGGCAGACGGCCCCGAGATGCAGGCGATTGGCCCCGGCAAGTTGGCCGTGGGTGGCGGGACGACATCGGGACTTCGTGCCATCAACATTGGTTATCTGCTCGGGTTCCGCAACTTCGTGCTGTACGGGTACGACAGTTGCAACCGGGCAGATGGCTTGAAGCGTTTTACCGGGGAATTCACCGGCCCATCCATTGACGTTCATGTGGGCGGCCCAACCGGCAAGAAGTTTAACTGCAACATGGCGATGGCCCAGCAAGCCAACGAGTTCCAGAAACTGTTTGAGGTGATGGGCGACATCAACGTGGATGCGCGTGGCCCCGGCTTGATTGCCGAGATCATGCGAGTGCGCCACGAACAGGCAAAGGCAGCCTGATGGCTATTCCCTCTCGCGTACTCGGATCGGGCGTGAACGGCCTGTCCACCGTCTCCATTTGCGGCGACGGCAACGCGAGCGTGAGCGCAGCCGGTACGTCGGCAGGCAATGCCACGGCCATCACATTTGTTTACAACAACGTCACGACGGTAGGCTCTGGCGCAGGCGTTAAACTGCCGCCGACCGAAATGGGCGAGACGATCATTGTTAAGAACAGCGGCGCGAACCCGCTGACCGTGTACCCATACGATACGGGTAGCAGCATCAACAACGTCGGGTATGGCACGATTAACCCTGACTGCTCGGCCATGTTCTATGCCGTGAGCAATACGCTCTGGGAAGAACTGCAAGGCTTTGGGCGAGCGGTGCCGATCCTGCATTACGGTGCGTTTAGCGACACGACGTTGCAAACGGCAGCATCTATCAACACCGCCTACGCGATGACGTTTAACACGACGGACGCGGCGAATGGCGTGTCTATCGGCTCGCCTACCTCTCGGCTTGTGGTGGCTAACCAAGGCGTCTACAACGTGCAGTTTTCCGCACAGTTGGACGAAACCTCTGGCGGCACGGCTAACGTCTACATCTGGCTACGCAAAAACGGCACAAATGTCGCCAACACCGCCAGCACGGTTGCTCTGCAAGGCACTTCGGCGCGTACCGTAGCCGCGTGGAACTTCATCATTCAACTTGAGCCTACCAACTACGTTGAGTTGATGTGGGCAACCGATACCACAAACGCTAGAATTCTCGCAGCCAGCGCCACAAGCGTATGGCCTGCGATCCCCTCGGTCATTTGTACCGTCACACAGGTCAACAACCTGTAATCCCCACAGGAGCAAGGACAATGCCACTAGATAGCGATGTTTCTAACGCCGACGCACAGTTGCACGTTGAGTTTTACGTCAAGGACGATGGCCCCGGCAAAGGCAAGACCTACTGCCGCATCATGGCTCCCGGCGATAAGACCAACATCATTGACCAGCCCTCACGCGACGAACATAAATCACGGTTCCCGCGCCAATGGCTGTACTTTCAGACGCAACAGAGCGATGGCGTGGCCGCAGAAATTGGCACCCCGCTGTCGGAGTGGCAAAAGGACGCTCCCGAGGAAATTACACGCGACCAGATTGCAGAACTGGTTATTTTGAAGTTTGTGACGGTAGAGCAGTTGGCTCTGGCGTCGGACGCGCAACTGCAACGCATCGGCATGGGTGGAGTTGGCCTGCGCGAGCGGGCAAAACTGTACTTGAACCGCAAGAACCGCGCTGAAAGCAGCGCAGAACTTGAGGACACCAAGCGCCAGTTGGCCGAGTTGCAAGCACAAATGGCGGCCTTGATGGAGGACAAGCCTCGTCGTGGTCGCCCGCCGAAAGAACTAACGGAGGCATAGCATGGGCAGCACGATGGTTGAACTCATACAGGAATGTACCGAGGAACTCGGTATTCCTACGCCGTCCACCGTCGCTGGCAATAACAGCCAAGACGTTGTGCAGTTGCTCGCGTTGATGAACGCTGTTGGGTATGAGCTTCTCCGTCGTGCTGATTGGCGCGAACTGACCCGCCAATACACCTTTTACACCGAGGCCACCACGGCCACGGGTAACTGGGTCAACGGTGTCGCCGCAATCACCGGGCTTGCCTCTACGGCGGGCTTGGACACGACCTATCAGGTGCAAGGGGTCGGCATCCCGAACGCCACCTACGTCACCTCTGTCGGCGCTACGTCGGTCACGCTGAACTACCAGACGACCGAAACGGTTGTTGGCGGTCAGGTCATCTTCCAAAAGGTAAAATACGGCTTGCCGCCTGATTACGTCAGCACGGTCAACCGCACCCATTGGGATAAGAGCAAGCGTTGGGAAATGCTCGGCCCCGAGTCGCCGCAGCAATGGGAATGGCTGCTCTCGGGCTACATTAGTACCGGCCCGCGTATCCGCTGGCGTCTGCTCGGCAAATACTTCCAGATTTGGCCGGGAATGAACGGTGGGGAGTTGCTCGGCTTTGAGTACCGCAGCAAGGCGTGGGCAGAAGCGGCAGACGGCACCCCGCAAAACAGCTTCACCAACGACAACGACACCTGCATCTACCCAGATCGCTTGATGGTGTTGGGTACGAAGCTCAAGTACTTTGAGGCCAAGGGCTTTGACACGACCGCCCTCTACCGCGATTACCTGATGGAATTTGAGACGGCTGTGGCGCAAGACACGGCTGCCGCTAACCTCTCGTTTGCCCCGCGACCGGGTACGGTGTTGATCGGTTACGACAACATCCCCGATAGCGGCTATGGCACGGGCAACAACTAATGGCATCGCCCGTCCGTAGACGGCTAATCCAGCGCACGACGAACAACGTCGCATCCTTGCCTGCCCCCGTGGGCGGGTGGAACGCCCGTGACTCGCTCGCCAACATGGCTCCGACCGATGCCGTTACGCTGAACAACCTGTTCCCGGGTGTGTCTAGCGTCACGCTGCGCGGCGGGTACGTTAAACACGCCACCGGCATGACAGGGCAGATTGAAAGCCTGCTCGTCTACAACGCCGCTGCGGTTGACAAGATGTTTGCTGCGGTAGGCGGCAACATTTACGAAGTCACGACAGCGGGAGCGGTAGGCGCGGCCAAAGTCACAGGCCTGTCTAACAGCCGCTGGGAATACACCAACATCACAACGTCAGGCGGCGGGTATTTGTACGCTGCCAACGGCGCGGATAAGCCGCTGCTGTTTGACGGCACGACATGGACGCCGATTGACGGCGCATCCACGCCCGCCATCACAGGCGTAACCACAACGACTTTGATGCAGCCGACGCTGTTCAAGAATCGGATGTGGTTTATTCAGAAGGACACGCTCAAGGCTTGGTATCTGCCGACAGCCTCTGTGGGTGGCGCAGCGCAGGTGCTTGACCTGTCATCAGTCGCGCACTTGGGCGGTACGCTTATTGCGATGGCGTCGTGGACGATTGACGCAGGCTACGGCGTTGACGACAACCTTGTTTTCATCACCGACCAAGGCGAAGTCATCGTATATCGCGGCACCGATCCCTCTAGCGCCTCCACATGGGCGCTGATCGGCGTGTGGATCGTCGGTGCGCCAATTTCCCGTCGTTGTTTGCAGAAATACGGCGGCGATTTGCTGATTTTGACGCTAGATGGCTTGATTCCGTTTGCCTCTGCGTTGCAATCGTCGCGCCTAGACCCGCAGGTATCGCTGTCAGACAAGATTCAGGGCGCGTTTGCAGCGGCTGCAAGGGCATACAAAAACAGTTTTGGCTGGGCATTGCTTTATAACCCGCTCAACAACGCCTTGATTGTGAACATTCCAACAGGCACAAGCGGCCAAGAGCAGTTTGTGATGAACAACATCACCAAAGCGTGGTGCAAGTTCACGGGTTGGAACGCCAACTGTTTTGCGTTGCTCAACGATAAACCGTATTTCGGCGGTGATGGCTACGTTGCCGAGTGTTGGACAACGGCAAGCGGCTCTGGCGGGTATAACGACGACGGTATCGCCATCAGTACGCAGGCGCTACAAGCGTTTAACTACTTTGAGACGCGAGGCGTCATCAAGTATTTCACCCGTGGCCGCCCGACCATCTATAGCAACGGTCAGCCGACCATCAACATCGGCATGAACGTAGACTTTCAAACCAACGCCGACCTTGGTGCGCTGTCCTTCGTGGCAACGCAGTACGGTCTATGGGACGTTGGCCTATGGAATCAGGCGGTGTGGGGTGCTGACCTCATCATCACGAACAACTTTGTAGGTATCCAAGGCATCGGTTATTGCGGTGGGTTGGTTTTCAACAGCACCAGCAAAAACGTCTCCTTGGAATGGGCATCAACGGACGTTGTGTATCAACTCGGATGGGCTGGCGCATCGTAAACGGCCCCCATGTGGGCCATTGGGTCATGTCGCGCACGGACGGCGGCTATAACGCTGACCGTTCTGTTGCCATTGGCCTAGAAAAAGACGGTGAGTTGGTCGCCGGTACGGTTTATGAGATGTGGAACGGCAGATCGGTCGTTTGTCACATCACTTGGGATCAAGTCACACCGGCATACCTAGCCGCTGTGTACGATTATCCCTATAACGTCTGTAATGTTGATAAGATAATAGGGCCGATTTCCAGCAACCATACCCGGGCGCTGAAACTGGTCACGAAAATGGGGTTTTCGGAGGAAGCGCGTATCAAAGACGGCGCACCTGACGGAGACATTGTTTTTATGACGCAGACACCTGACAAGTGTCGTTTCTTGGAGCCGAGGTATGGGCAAAAAATCACCAGCGCCGCCGCCAGCACCTGATTACACCACTCTTGCCATCAAGCAGGGTGAGGCCAACTTGGCAGCCGCCAAGCAATCGGCCTATATGTCCAATCCCAACATCTACGGCCCCACCGGGTCGCAGACGGTTACTTGGCAAAAGACGCCCACGATTGACACCGACGCCTACAACAAGGCGATGGAGGCGTGGCAGCAACGTCTTTACAGCAATCCCGAGTTTGCAGGCGAAGCGCCGACGCAAGAACAGTTCACGACCTACATTGAGCAGCCGACTGTTCGCCAAACCATCAACCCCGAGGCTGAAGCCGCACTCCGCGCTCAAGAATTAGCGCAACGGCGTATGTCAGAGGCCGCTGCTGGCGCAGCTGCGGGGCTTGGCAACCTTGGCATCGCATCAGCGTTTGACGCCCGCAATTTGCCAAGTGTCAGTTATGACACCGGCTACGCTGGCGCAATCCAAGGCGCACCGCAAAACTTTTACACCCCAATCGCCGGTTACGCGCAAGAGGCGCTGCCGGGGCAGGTAACAGCAGGCCAGCAAGCGCAAGCAAACGTGGCTGTGCAAGGCGCGCAGTTACCCGCACAGGCGGAGATGTATGGCCGAGCAGGCGGCGGCCCTGCCGCGCCGACTAATCTTGGCTCGCTAGACGCAAGCCAGTTCTATTCACAAAGCGCCCCCGGCGGCCAAGCGTTTGGAACCGCACAAGGCGGCCCCGCTGGCGGTCTTTTCGGTTTGGCGCAGGCTGGCCCGCAAGGATTAAACCTGCAAGGGCTTGACTTGTCCGGCATCGGCGGCGTGGCCGGTGGCCCGCAACAAGGCCAGTTTGGCTACGCGCAGCAGTTTGTCCAAGGCCCGCAGTTACAGCGCGAAATTGACATCGCTAACTTGCCGCAAGGCCCGGTCAACGCTGGTATGACGGCGCAGACGGCATTGCTGTCGCGTTTATCTCCGCAGTTGCAGGGTGAGCGTCAGCAACTCCAGACGCAACTGATCAACCAAGGATTGCGACCGGGTGGCGAGGCGTACAACTCGGCCATGTCGGCGCAGATGCAGAAGGAAAACGACCTTTTGTTGCAAGCCGCCGCGCAGGGCATCAGCCTTGACCAAGCAGCTCGCCAGCAGGCGTTTAGTGAGCAGCAATCCCGCGCTATGTTCGCCAACCAAGCCGCCCTCTCGGGTTTTGGTGCGGGCATGGAGCAGGCCGGTTTATACAACACCGGGTTGGGGCAAAACCTCCAGCAATCGCTGGCGACGCAAGCCGCGCAGAACCAAGCGCAACAGCAAGCGTTTCAACAACGTCTGCAAGCGGGTGAGTTTGGCCGTGAGGCGCAACTGGCATCGTTTGGAAGTCAGCAATCTGCCGCAGATGCGTATAACCGCGCTGTCGCGCAGAACTTTGGGCAAGCCCAAGCCGCACAGCAAATGCAAAATCAGGCCATCGGCCAGAATTTTGAGCAGGCTTTGGCGGCGCAACAAGCGCAAAACGCAGCCATCGCGCAAAACTACCAGCAAGCCCTCGGTGCGGGTCAGTTCAACCGCGAGGCATTGTTGCAGCAGTTTGGCATGGGGCAACAAGCGCAAGAACTGCAAAACGCGGCGATTTCGCAAAACTACGAGCGTCAACTGGCAGCCAATCAGGCGGCCAATCAGGCTTTGCAGCAGATTTTTGGGCAAAGCGTCACGCAACAACAACTGCAAAACCAAGCCGCCGCGCAAAACTTCCAACAGCAGGTGGCCGCACAGCAAGCCAACCTTGCTCGTCAGGCGCAGCAAGTTGGTCAGGCGCAGGGAGCCGCAGGGTTCTACAACGAGGCGCAGTCGCAAGCGATGCAACAAGAGTTGGCGCGTCAGGCTGCCGCCAATGCCGCCCAACAACAGCAGTTCCAACAAAACATCGCGCAACAACAGTTCCGCAACACGGCGATACAGCAAGCACTTGCCCAGCAGGCCGCAATTCGCAGCATCCCGGTCAACGAGATCAGCGCATTGTTGTCAGGCGGTCAGGTCAACGTGCCGCAATTCCAAGGCTACAGCGGCGTCACCGTCGCACCTGCGCCTATTTTCCAAGCGGGTCAGGCGGCGGGCGATTTCGCACAACGCAACTATCAAAACCAAGTTGGCTCGTATAACGCAGGCATGGGGTTACTTGGCAGCCTTGCGGGAGCCGCTGGAACGGCTGTCAGCGGCCCGCTCGGCGTAGCGGGATTGTTTACGTCAGACCGCCGTTTGAAGTCCAACATCGTGCGCGTCGGCACTCACCCGCTCGGCATTGGCGTATACGAGTACGACATCAACGGCGAGCGTCAGCGCGGCGTAATGGCAGATGAGGTTGAGACGGTGCTACCGGAGGCGGTTGTAACCCGTTCCGATGGCTACAAGATGGTCAACTACGGGTTACTTTGAGGGCTAACGCATGAACGGATTTACACCAGACCGCCGACCGCAGCAGTTGGCCCAGATGATGGCGATGCAGGAGCGCAACCGTTCCTTGTCAGCCCCGCCGGGTCAGCGCGACATGGCAATGCGTCAGGTTCCCGGCCTTGCTTACGGACAACCGACGGCTAACGCCGCTCCCGGTGTGCCGCCGCAAAACATGACCTTTAACGGCCCGCAAACGTCACCGCAACCCGGCATCACCGGCAATCGCGGCATGATGGGCGGTATGGGTCGCCCGCAGGGTATGTCGCCGCAGATCGGTGGACGCCCGATGCGCCCGCGTATGCCTGCTTCTCCCGGCATGACGACGCCGCAGGGAGGAGCCTACAGAGGGGACTTTGAAAATGCCGGTTAAGTACACGCAAACCTTCCGCGCACCGACTGAATACGAACGTCAGTTAGAGGAAGCCCGTCGCCGTGCGATGTTGGCCGAAGCCCTCGCGCAGCAGCAGTACGAACCGATGGAAGGCAATGCAGCGCCGATCCCGAAGGCCGCGCCGCTTGTAAAAGCATTGCAGAGTTTTATGACCGCCCGTGCGGGTCGGCAGGCAGAAGAAGCCAAGGCCGCCGCAGAGAAGGCAGGTCGCACAGAATTTGCTGATTACATCCGTTCGTTTGAACCCGAGCAGCGTAACGTCAGCATGGCCGAGTTGGCCGCGATGGAAGCGCCGATGCCGATGATCAACACGGAGCCGGGCGGTGGCCCTGCCGTGCCGTATGGTCAGCCGGGGTTCCGCAGCACCGAATACGCACAGCCGAGCGCCATTGCAGCGCCTAATCAGCTTTTAACGCCCGCGATGGGGGCAGATGGTCAGCCTGACTTTAGCCAGCCAATGCAGATGCAGGTTGGCGGCCCGCTAACGGCAGCGCAAAAACGTGCGCGAGCGTTAGAAGGCTTGGAAAGCGGCAATCCGATGGTGCAGCAGTTCGCCATGTCGCAGTACGAGGCAACGATGCCCAAGACGGCCAACCTCAAGATTGGCGACATTGACCCCAGCAAATTCACGCCTGCAAGCGTGGCTGATGCAACTCGCACGGGAGACATCAGCAAGTTGGTTGCAATTGAAAAGCCTGCCGAGTCTATGGCTGGCAAACCGTCACCTGCTGATTTCACGCCTGCCAGCATGGCGAAATTCGCAAAAACCGGCAATTACGCTGATTTGGTGCCTTTGGTTAAAGGCCCAACAACGCAAATTATTACGCCGCGCGACAAACAAAAAGATGAAGGCCAATTGCGCGATCAATTGCAATCGCGGCTTAAAGACATGGATTGGTCAGGCATACAAAAAGCTTATCAGCGCATCTTTACGGCACCGGAAACGGCGGTTGGTGACGTTGCAATTGTTTATGCTGTTGCAAAGGGTGACGATCCAACTGGCGCTGTTCGTTCAGAAGATTTTGACCTTCGTGCTAAAGAGGGCAGCCTTGGTGGTCGCATAAAATCGCTATATGAAGAAGCTGCAAGCGGAAGAATGTTGCCAGAACGCCGTCAGCAACTAATTGATGCGGCTTACGATTTGTATAAGGCGCGAGAGGCAGACGTCAACGCCCTTATTGGTCAATACGGTAACATTGCTCAAAGAAGCGATTTGAACGTGGAAAACGTTATAGAGCCGTTTAAATCTAAATCAATGGAACGTCGGGTCGTTTGGAGTAAGGAAAAGCAAGACGAATTAGATAGGCTGAAGCGTAAACGGGATGGAGGTTAAAAAAATGGCACTTACTCCCGAGGAAGAAAAACGCTTTAAAGAGTTAATGATGGAGCGCAATGCTTACGAGCAACAGCGCCAAATGATGACGCATTATTCGGGCGATTACGGTGTAAAGCCTGAATCAGAAGAATTTCAAGCAGGCAGAACAATGCCGCGTTGGGCTCAAACTACGTTGCAAACCGCGCAGGCGCTTGGTTTTGGCATGATCCCAAAATTAACTGGCCCAAAAACTGGCGAAATGGTGCGCGGCGCAACTACGCAATTTCGTGAAGATTACCCAAAAACCGCGTTTGGTATAGATGTTGGCGGTTCAATGCTGCCCGGCATGATGGGCGTTGGCGCTGGCCCGCGATTGATGTCGGCGGGAGGACGCACTACTCGTTTGCCGCCAACTATTGATATGAGTGCAGGTCGCAGAATTGGCGGCGCTGCAATGGCTGGCGGTGTTGAAGGCGGTTTGTCTGGTTTTGGCTATTCAGACGCAACAACAAACCCAGATTTAATGAAAGATATTTTGCTTAATGCAGCAATGGGCGGCGGTGGCGGTGGCGCATCTAGCGCCGCAACTGGCGTTTTAGGAGCGGTTAGCCGAAATGTTGGTGAACGCGCTTCCGAAAAAGTTGCATTGACAGAATCGCAAAAACGTTTGATTCAAGCATTAATCCGTGACACGCCAGAAGGCCAAGACGTTGGCCCTTATGTAGCGGCTCGGTTGCGTAATTTAGGCCCAGAAGCGGCTTTGTTGGATGTAGGCGAAAACGCAAGGCAACTTGCGGATTTGCTTGCTACGTTGCCGGGCAAAGGCAAACAAGAATTGCGTGATTTTGTGGAAACCCGCGCTTTAACGAGAGGCGAGCGCATGGCGCAAGCAGGGCAAGAAAGTCTAGAAACGGGAGGAAAGCGGCTGCTTTCAACGTTAGACGACCTTGCCGAGCAACGATCCCGCGAAGCTGGCCCGTTGTACCGTCAATTAGAAGGCATAACGGTAACCGATCCATCGGGGACTATTGCAAGCATTGTGAAACGCGCTGAACAGTTGGGCGCAACGCGCATTGCACGCAGTCTTGCAGAAACTCAAAAAGTAACAAGAGGCGGCAAAGGGTGGACGTTTAAAGGAGTTGAAACCGGCACATACAACGCATCTGACCTTGCAAACATTAAGGAAGGTCTTGACGCCTTAATTGAGCAACAAACTGACGCTGCAACCGGAAAAATTAGCAAGTTAGGACTATCTTACGCCGAATTACGCGACAAATTGCGATCAGAGCTAATTGATCGCACAACCAATGCAGAAACGGGGCAATCGGTATACCGACAAGCGTTAGATGCGTGGGCTGGCCCAAGTGCAACTGGTGAAGCAGCAAATTTAGGCAGAACCGTGTTGAATCGCAGTCTGTCTGCCGATCAATTGCGAAAAGATTTGCTAAAAATGTCGGAATCGGAGCGAGAGGCTGCTCGTATTGGCGCGTTTGAGGCGATACGCGACAAAGTAGGTACATCCAAAGCGGGACGCACCGAAATGATGAATCTGGTAGAAAATTTTGTGCCGCGTGAAAAATTAGAGTTGTTGTTTGGATCGCGTGAAAAATTTGACCAGTTTTATCGCACGATGCTTGCTGAACGCACGATGCGCGAAGCTGATGTTTTGGGCCGTGGTTCACAAACCGCACCACGACAAGCTGCGCTTGGCGAGTTAAATGCCGATGTGGCGCTAGATGTTGGCGGCATGGCGTCAGGAAGCCCGATAAACTTCATTACAAGTGGCGCAAGATTGTGGAATCAAGCGCAGTTGCCTGAAAAAACCCGCAATCAATTAGCGCGAGCATTAATGATGCGCGGCCCACGGGCTGAAGAAGATGTTTTTAACATTGAAAAAGTTGCTCGGAAACTCGCAGAGCAACGCGCTCGTAGGGCGGCAGCCATTGGTGGCGCAGGCGGCGCAGGCGCAACTAGCGCAACGCAGAACAGATAGGAGTAAGCACAGATGAGTTTTAACGGCAGCGGTACATTTCTCATCAACTCAACGGGGCAGCCCGTTGTCGCCAACACCGTCATCTCGGCCACGGTATTTAATGCCCTGACGGCAGACCTTGCCTCGGGTTTAACAAACTGCATTACAAAAGACGGTCAGTCCACGCCCACGGCTAACATCCCGATGGGCAACAACAAGGTCACGGGCTTGGCAGCTGGCACGTTGGCGAACGATGCCGCCAACCTCGGGCAAGTGCAGTCTACTGCCGCCAAGCTAATTACGATTTCTGGCACCGACACAATTACCGGCACGATGTCGCCCACCCTGACCGCCTATGCTGCGGGTCAGTTGTTTTACTTTGTGGCGGGCGGCGCGAACACGGGCGCTGTGACGCTGAACGTGGACGGGTTGGGATCAAGAGCCGTCACCCGCGACGGCAGCACGGCGCTTGCCGCTGGCGACATCAACTCGGGCGAGATGGTTGTCGTTATCTACGACGGCACCCGCTTCCAGATGATTAACGCCGCCAACTCGTTCGGCAACACGACGATCAACGGCACCCTAACGGTTACGGGCAACACCACCCTCGGTGCCAACGTATCCATCGCCTCGGCGCTTGCGGTAGGCGGTAAGGCCGACCTGCCCAACGTCTCTGCTGCGTTGATGGTGGCAGCGGTTGGCATCATTACGGACTTACGCGCATCAGGCGCTTCTATCTCGTCGGCCAACGTCGGCACGGCGATCGTCACCAATCTCACGGCCACGGGCGCGTCTGTCGCCTCGGTCAACGCCAATGTGGCGCTACTCACCACAGCCACCGTCACAAACTTGACGGCGACCGGCGCATCTATCGCCTCGGCCAATATCGGCAACCTTGCCCTCTCGGGCATTTCGGTCGCCTCGGCTAACTTTGGCGTGGCGGTTGTCACCGACTTGCGCGTAGATGGCGCGTCCATCACCTCTGCCAACGTCGGCACAGCCGTTATCACAACCGGCACCTTCACCAATTTGACGGCAACGGGAGCCTCGGTTGCCTCTGCCAACGCAGGGGTGGCTAACGTCACCGATTTGCGAGCGGTAAGCGCATCGGTCACCTCGGCCAACCTTGGCACCGCTGTCATTACCAACGGCACGGTCACCAATCTGATCGCCACCTCGGCATCGGTCGCGTCGGTCAACGCTGCTGTGGCGCTTGTCACCACAGGCACGGTCACGAACCTGACCAGCACCGCCGCTTCTATTGCCTCGGCTAACCTCGGTACAGCGGTTATCACGACGCTGACGGCCACAGGGGCGTCTGTAGCCTCTGCCAATGTCGGCGTAGCGGCTACGACCACGCTGACGGCTGTGCAAGCCTCCATCGGCTCTGCCAACTTGCTGACCGCTCGCTTCTTGGGCGCAACGTCAGGTTATGTCGGCATACAGGGAGCCACGAACGCAGGCAGCACGACCTACACGCTCCCCTCGGCTGACGGTACAAGCGGGCAAGTGCTGTCCACCAACGGCACCGGCACCTTGTCGTGGACATCGGCAGGCGGCGGCGGTACGGGCGATGTCGTCGGCCCCGCTTCGGCTACCGATAACGCCGTTGCTCGGTTTGACCTAACCACCGGCAAACTGATCCAAAACAGCAGCGTCATCGTAGACGATAGCGGCAGCATCACAGGTGTTGCGTCCCTCGCGGCGGTAACGGCGTCCATTACGTCTGCGAACGCAGGCACGGCGGTGATTACCACCGGCAACCTCACCTTCTCCAGCACCGCCCAGCGCATCACGGGCGACTTTAGCAATGCGACTCATAGCAATCGCCTTTTGTTTCAAAATAGCGGCACAAATTTGCCGACGATTGTTGGTGCTTTACCAAGCGGAACGTCTGTCACAAGTGGATTTTTCGCATACGGCGGATCAACCGCAGCCGATACCGCTGGCGCTAGCATTGTATTGAATGGCGGAACAGACGCCAGAATAAGCAGCAGCATTCTCGGCACCGGCTCCTACCTCCCGATGACCTTCTACACCGGAGGCAGCGAGAGGGTCAGGATAGATACGTCGGGCAACGTCGGTATTGGGACGGCTTCGCCTGCAACAACGCTGCACTTAAAAGGTAGTTTTTCAAGCGGTTGTGTTCGGGCAGAAACAACTGGTTCGTTGGCAAGCAATAGCGTTTATAACTTCTTCGCTTATTACGATACCGGTGGGCAAGCCGCTTACGTTGGTTATGGCGGTGTAGCAAATAGTTTTGACATCGTAAACGCACAAGCGTCGGGGTTTCTGACATTCAAAACCGGCGGCTACACCGAACGGATGCGCATTGACTCCTCCGGCAACGTCGGGATCGGCGGGACGGCGCAGCCACAGGATAAAGTTGGCATTGAAGGAGTATTGCCTACAAGCAGTAATTCTTCTGCGGGTTACGCAATTCGGGGGACTGTGCCAAGCGGGTCAACTACGGGCGCAAATGCGTTTATTTCAAGACTGACAACTGCTGCCGCGTCTTTTACTTCTGGCGAATTTCGTCATTTTTATGCAAATCCAGCGACAAAAGGTGCTGGTTCTACAATCACAAATCAATATGGGTTTTTGGCTGAAAGCACGCTAACAGACGCCACCAACAACTACGGCTTCTACAGCAACATCGCCTCTGGCTCTAACCGCTGGAACTTCTATGCAGCGGGGACGGCGAGTAATTACATGGCGGGCCGACTTGGCATTGGAATGTCGCCCGAAAGTTATTCAAGTTACAGAGCGTCTATTCAGGCTGCCTCTGGTGCAAACGCTTGTCTTTTGTTAAATGATACGGCTGGTATTACGACTGAATTTATTTGGAATAACGCAACATCGGGAGACAACATATTTGTTCAGTTTGGGACAGACGGCGGTGCAACGCTTCGCGGGTCTATTGATTACAACCGTGGCGGCGGCCTTGTTCGTTACAACACAACGTCGGACTACCGCGCCAAAACCATCATTGGGTCAGTTACAAACTCTGGCGAGTTGGTAGATGCGCTAAAGGTCTACGTCGGCAAGATGAACGGCGCGACGGTAGAGCGTCCGATGCTGATTGCTCACGAAGCGCAAGAAGTTGCGCCGTATGCCGTAAGCGGTGAAAAGGATGCCGTGGATAAAGACGGCAAGCCCGTTTACCAACAGATTGATGTTTCTTCACTTGTCCCGCTGCTGATTGCGGAAGTCAAATCTCTGCGGCAGCGTGTCGCTGAACTGGAGGCTAAATAAATGGCTACTTGGAAAATTGAAAACATGATCGTTAAGCCGCAAGACGGCTCGCATAACGACGTTGTGGTGACGGCAACGTGGCGCTGCACGGCGGTGGATGGCGACCACTCTGCCTCCAACTACGGCAGCATGGGTTTTGCCTCGCCGAGCGGCGACTTCGTGGCGTATCCCGACCTGACCGAAGCCGATGTGCTGGGCTGGGTGTGGGCGAACGGCGTGGATAAGGCCGAGGTAGAGGCAAACGTAGCGCGTGAGTTGGATATGCTCGTCAACCCGCCGACCGTCGCCAAGCCGCTGCCGTGGAGCGCAGAATGATTAAGTTGGAATTATCCGTTGAGGAAGTGAACGCTATCCTGCAAGTGCTGGGCGACCTGCCGACCAAGGTAGGCGCTTGGCCGCTGATGTTGAAGATTAAAGAACAGGCAGAGCCGCAGGTGCCGAAGGTAGAGGAAACGAAGCAATGACGACGGTACAAGAGCTAGAGACGACCGTGACGAGCCACATTGACGTTTGCACGGTGCGTTACGAAGCGATCCATGCGCGACTGAAGCGCCTTGAGCAGCTCATGTTGAAGGTAGGCGGCGCGATTATCCTTATCCTTCTTGGCGCACTCGGCAGCATGGGAATGTTGCTTTTACAGGCGTTGCAGCAATGACCGAACCCACCGACATCCAACTGCTCAAGGTGCAGATACAGGCCGAATTGCAGCGCCTAGAGGCTCACAGCAGCGCCAAGGATGTCGCGGGCAAGGCTATCGGCAAGGACGGCCTTAAATACATCACAGCCATTGTGGTGATCGGTGTGTTGTCTAGCCTTGCGCTGGATAGCGACAAGATCGCTGCTGTGATGGGGCTGCTCGGTGCCTCGCTGACCGCTCTCATCTCCATGCTTGCCAGCATTGCAGGCACGGTGGAGAAGGAGGAAAAGCCCGAGTTTGAGGTGATTAAGGAACTGATCGCCAAACTAGACCGTCTGGATCGCAAAGAGCAGCCGATGCGAGTGGACGTTGAGGGCGATCATGTAACCGTCACCAAAGGCGATGACGTAGTGAGGGCAAGCAAATGATGACGATGGTCAGCACGTTTCTGTCGTTCCTTGCGGGCGGTCTGCCCAAGATTCTGCAAATCTTCCAAGATCGGCAGGACAAGAAGCATGAGCTTGCGTTGGTTGCCGCACAGAAGGAGCGTGAACTAGCCCTCGCTGAACGCGGCTTTATCGCGCAGGCACGGGTTGAGGAAATTAAGCTGGAGCAAATTCAGACGCAGACCGCTGCCGAGGAGCGTCAGGCGCTCTACAGCCACGACGTAGAGATTGGCAAAGGCGCAAGCCAATGGATGATCAACCTCCGTGCGTCGGTGCGCCCGGTCGTCACCTACATCTTTGTGCTGGAGTTGGTCGCGCTGAACGTGGCTGGCGTCTGGTACGCTTATACGACGGGCATCCCGTTTGCCGTGGCGATGGAAAACGTATTCAGCGACGATGAAATGCTGATTCTCTCCAGCATCATTGCGTTTTGGTTTGGTACGCAGGCTTTCGGCAAAAAGTGACAGCGGTATACCACATTAGGGAACGATCAAGCCTTGCGCTTGATGAAGGGTACGTTGGAATCAGCGTAAACCCTGCTGTTAGGTTTTACCAACACAAAAATGCTGCAAAGACTCGCCGCAATCATTTATCAAACGCTATTAAAAAGTATGGCGACGAGATATGTGTTGATGTTATTGCGTCGGATCTTAATGAAGATCTTGCGCGGTTTTTAGAAAAAATGCTTCGTCCATTTGAAAACATGGGGTGGAATACATGTATTGGAGGTGGCATCCCTCCAAACCCAAAAGGCAAGGAAAGGCCAGAGGCTTACCGTAAAAACATATCTATTGCCAAACTTGGTAGCAAGAATCCGATGTTTGGTAAAAAGATTGTATTTTCGGACAGTCACAAAAAAAAATTATCTACTGCATTGAAAGGCAAGCCAAGCAAACTAAAAGGGGTTTCAAGGTCAAGAGTGGCTTGCCCTAAATGTGGGGTAACTGGCGGTGATGGTGCAATGTACCGCTGGCATTTTGAAAATTGCAGATATGAAAGTAAGCCCTGATCTTATTAAACTTGTGAAATGCCATGAGGGTGTCCGAACCCGTCCGTATCAGTGTCCGGCGTTAATCTGGAGCGTCGGGGTCGGCCACGTTATAGACCCCTCACACGCGGCGGTAAAATATGAGGAACGGCGCACCTTACCGATACCCGAGGGCTGGGATCGCAGCCTCTCTATGGGAGAGGTGGACGCTATCCTTGCTCAAGACCTTGGCCGGTTTGAGCGCGGCGTGGCCCGACTTTGCCCTGCTGTTGTTGGTCATCAAGGCCGGTTTGACGCATTGGTAAGTTTTGCCTTTAACGTCGGCCTTGGGAACCTGCAACGTTCTAGCCTACGCATGAAAATTAACCGTGGCGAGTTTGAAGAAGCCGCCGACGAGTTTATAAAATGGACAAAAGCCGGTGGCCGAGTTTTACCCGGCCTTGTGAAACGGCGTCAGGACGAGCGGGCGATGTATCTTAACGGTTAAGCAAATACTCTATTTCGTTGCGTAGCGTCTTAATCTCTAACTCCAACAGCGTGGCTTCATCGTGTAGTCCCATGCGCCGCATCGCTACAAACGCATTAGCAAGCCTGTCGCCCTGCTTCTGGCCGTACCCCCAAGGGATGCGCTCCATCTCCTCCTTCCACGCACCCGGTGGGCTGATGTCGTCTTTCACCATATATCGCGCCCTCCACGCGCACATCGCCAGTTAGGGGCTGGCACAGAACGCCATTCGCGGTCACGGTTAGCCTTGAGCTTGCGGAACAGGTCTATGATCCATCTCACGGTAGTGCCTCCACGCTGTAGTTGGTACTAGGTGACTTCCAGCCTCGCGGTATTTCGCCATGTAAGTGCGAAGGGTCTATCCAACGCAATTTATTGTTGGGCATGGCAACCCATTGGCCGCTATCTAACGCGATGATGTGGTGATCCTTGGATTGGTCAGGTATTTCCGACCAACCGCCATTGGCCCAAAACACGCTAAACAGGTACACGCCTGACCGCAGCACCTTGTCGCGGCAATATGCCTCTACTCGGTGGTTACGCAGGAACTGCATCTCACGCACCTCGCAGAACCGGCTAAAACTGTCCCACCACACGCACACGTTAAGCGGTAGCGGGTCGCAGGGCTTGGAGCAGATCGCGTGTATAGGCATCCTTGCCCACATTGCACCACATTCCAGCATCACGCTGAACATAGGCGCTCGCATCGGCTCGGCTCTAAAGCCTAGGACGGTGCAGAGGGTGAAGTCGCCGTGACCCTGCTCTTGGTCGTACAGAAATTCGTTTCGGATATAGGCCGTGGTGTACGGCGTATCTACCATAAAACTCATACGATCCCCTCTTTGCGTAGTTGTGCGATGGTTCGCACCATGCCCTCAAGGTGAGCTAGGCGCACATAGTCGCGGTCAAGATCGGTACGGAATCGGCGGTCTACAGCGTCGTGACACGCAGAACACGCCCACGCACCGAGTAAGTCATCAGCCTTGATGCCCATACCGCTGACCCCTGATAGGCGTATGTGCGCCAATACGGTCGTTGCGCTGTTGTGGTTGCAGATGCCGGGCAAGCGCACCATGCAGCCTCGGCCTTTGGCTTCATTCCGTAGGTTCATGCAAAGGCTCCGGTAGTGGGCCAATGCCCAATTCAATGCATTTGTTTTCTATACCGTATAGGTACTCTGTAAATTCTTCTTTGGTCATGCGCGATGTACGTTTAAGCGGTCGCAAACGTTTTCTGCCAAATCCTTCTAGCGTTTCCCAACCCCAGATTTCGCCCAACAGCCATTCGTGAATATCGTCTCGCGTAAAGCCTCGCAAACTTTCTCCAGCGGCTTCCATGATCATGGGATAAACCACTCCAAAGAGATACCGCGACTGCTGATTGGTTTTAGGTTTTTTCCACTCGGTTACTTCCACCGACCACACACGGCGAGGGTCTAACCCTTGCGTCATGCGCGTTATGGCAACCGCCATTTGCTCGGGCGTCGTGCCTTTGGGAAATATGCGTTTCAACGGCTTGCCTCTAGCCACTCGCGCCCATACTCAACGTCCATGTAATCCTTAAACCACGGGCCACCTCGGGTGAAATGCACAGCGATGGGATTCGGGCATTGGTCGCGGGTGTGCCAGCCCTCAAGGTAGTTCCATGTGATCGGTAGCTCGCCAATAACGTCATCGGTGAGCCATTGGAATCGGTGCAAATACATCCCCGTCTCGCGATTGACCACCTCGGGCGTGAGCGCCTTGACTTGTTCGTGGCCGCAGTTGATAAACATAAAAGACGACCAGTTTTTACGGGGATATTGATGCTGCGTTTTGTTGTCCATCTTGACGGTTTCCGTCGGCCTATAGTCGTGCTTTACAAGAAAGCAGGCTTTTGCCCCGTCGGCGTAGTCCAGCAGTCCCGCAATGTCGCCCCGGAAAAGAAAATCGCAGTCCACAAATACCGCCCAACCGTCATAACCGGCGAGGTATGGGGTCAGAAAACGAGTAAAAGAAAACTCGGTAGACGACAGCGGATCAGCCTCACGCCAATAAAGGCTACGCTCCCGAAGTTCTGACTGCACAATAGGCTTGATGTCCACCGGGATGCTGGCGTGACGCAGGATTGACCGACGGCAGACCTGATACGCAATATCCTCGCGGCTATCCCAGCCGATAAATACCTTCATAACCGCTCCTCAAAGTCTATGTACCGCCAACCCAAGTATTCGGGCGTCACGGCGTATACGTCATAGTCGTACCCGCGCTCCCGATCCACTATCTTTTGTACCCGCCAATCGGGGAACGTCGTCTTAACGTCCACCAGCGCCGCTACGGTCATGCTGGCGTTGACGATGTAGTAGTAGTCAGGGCGAGGATCGGCAGCATCAAACGACTTCTTGGCGCAGATCGCGGCAGTCTCAAACGGCCACGCCTGATACCCGAAATCGTGCTTGATGTGCTTTACCTCTATCCGCTTGCCCGAGGCGTATATGTCGCCCCTATCGGCAAACTCTGCCCGGTCGGCAAAGTCCTTTGCCATCCGACGTTTTGGCAGCGTCACCGTATGGCCGATGTTGAGAAGGTAAGTCGCCACGACAATCTCTGCCGGGCGACTCGCCCTAAACCTCGCCTCAAAATCAGAAGGGGGTATCAAGGTCATCCCAGTTTTTCTCGTTTATCTCGGGTTTCTTCGTGGCTTGATGTTGCGGTTCGCCACCGCGTGACAACTTGCCCTCACCCTTGGGTTCAATCTTGATGCTCATGTACTTGTCGCCTGTCTTTTGCGAGGACTTGATCCAAGCCGACAGGTTGTAGTCCACGTTGTTGATGACTGCCGAGCCACGGTAGTCGGGGCGCTTCTCGTTGCCGTCCTTGTTGTTCTTAAACAGAACGCCTTTCATGTTCGGATCGTAATCAGGCACGGTGTTTCTCCTTGGTCATTTGAATGTACTTCTTGATGGCTGACCGCTCCTTTGCCGTCATGGCATTGGCTACGGCGATATAAAGGTCGTGGTCAGGGTTGACGAGTTCGTGGACGGCCAACACCGCTAATGCGATGTCGTATTCGTCGGCGTCCATGTCAAACGCGGCACGGAACTGGTTGACGAAAATATCCCGTTTGGCGGGGTCTACGTCCTTACCCATGTCACCCCTAGGGTCATTGGTAAAGCCCGCCTTCGGAGCCACCTCATGCGTCTGGGCGTCAGCGTCGTTGTCACCCTCGGTCGGGATGCAAAACGTCTGAAACGCAGCGTACTTATAAGCGGCTGACATGGCCTTGTTGCTGGCCTTATCGCCCGAGTCCATCGCCTCACCTACCGTCACGACCGTGTGCTTGCTCGCATCTTCGGCGGCTACAAAGTCAAACTCTACGGTCAGCGTGACGTAGAACAGCGCCGTGCCTTGGCGGTTCTGGCGCTCAATAACCTGTCGGTCAGTCACGCGGGGCAGGATGCACAAGCCATGCTTTGACAGCAGCGGCGAAAGCGCACCGTACACTTGGTCAATGCCACGGAAAGCGTAGCCCTGCGACTGGTTCTTGCTCTCCTTGCTAATGCCAATCTTGGATAACTCGGCGGTAACCGCCGCAATCTTTTCATAAACCTTCATCTTCTTGCTCCTTTAGTTCTGCTAATGCCTTGTTGCAGGCTTCTATGCGTTCTTGTTCTTCCAGTTCTTGCATCAGTTGGTCTTGGTGATGCCACCAAGTCATATCGTCATCGTGCATGGCTGGCTCGCTCCTCTGCCGGGGTGCAGCCACCGTCGCCGCACGGGTCGTTGATGGCAGCTATGGCGTATAGCGCCACAATGAGGATGGCTTGGGGTAACCAGCGGCTCACAGGTCGTCTCCCCACGGGCCGTTCATCAGCGCGTCGTTGGTGGCGATTTCCTCAAGCTCAAAGATGGCATCTGCGCCGAGGTCACAAATGTCTAGCTTGATGTCGTGGTTAAGCGATGAGGCGGCCTTGTCGTTATCAAGGAAGATACCGATCAGGTCGGCAGCCTCAAGGATGATGCCGCCATCTAGGTCTTGGGTGTACTCCACGCGCACCTCAAACTTGTTAGAGAGGGCGTAGAACGTACCGAAACCGTGGAATGTGTCTTTGCGAGGCATATCTGTTGCTCCTGTTGTGTTTATCAACGTGGGGTAGATTAACCAAAGTAAAGGCGGGTTGGAAGTCCCCGCCGTGCTTTGTCAGAAATTGTAGTCGTAGAACTTTTGGGGCTTGTCGGCGAGGGCATAACGATTGCCGTGCGCATCTTTCCAGCCTTTCTTGCCGAGGCGAATACGCACCGACTTGGCCGACTCGTCGCTGCTAATAACCCAGCGTTGTTCGCTCTGGTTGATAACTGTGCCGCAAAAACCGCCCGGAACAAAATCAGGCTTCCATGACTGATCGCGTTCGGCATTCATGGCGCGAATCTCAAGGGTCTTGTCGCTGATACGGCGAACAATCTCAAACGGGTTGATGTCGCTGTAGCCAATGTGATTTGCGTAATTCATGTGTTTGCTTCCTATCTGTGTTAGCAGGTCATTAGTGACCGTGATGAAATCTTAACCTATGTTAATAGGCGAGTGTCAACACTTATTCCAACGACCATAGTGCGGATACGTTGCCGAGGGGCTGTAACGCAAGTTAAAATGGCAAAATGGACATCAAATCAGCATTAAAGAAGTTTGGTTCCCCGAGCGGTATCGCACGGGCGTTTGGCGTTAAACCCCCGGCTGTATCCAGATGGATACGTAACGGGGCGATCCCGCAACAAAGGCTGTGGCAGTACAAGGCTGGGCTGGTTAAAGCGCCAAAAGGGCGTTAGTGGACGCCAGAAACGACAAACCCCCTTTCGGGGGCTTGACGCGGCCGGGGGACGGCCATACGCTTCGGGTAGTTGCAGAGCGTGGAAGAATCTTAACAGCGCCGTTCTGGCCCTGTCAAAAACCCCACGCAGTTCCCTTGGTATGGAACTAAAAATCTACCAGCGGAGGGCCGGTCGTTTGGATCGGGCTGGACACCGCTTACCAAAGTCCAGCGGGCCTAAACACCGTGGCTATACGGGCATAGGCTTGGCCTCGCTGCCTTCCGCAGAAGTGGGGGGTAGGGGGGCCATTCCCGGGCTTCCGAGCATTGGGGTATTAAGACATGGGTAAGATGACAGAAGCACAGAGGATACGGGTAGCAAGCAGATACGTCAGGGCAGTCAGAGGTAGAGGACTGCAATCTGGTGAATCTCCGATCAAGTTAGCCGTAAAACTGTTAACAGAAATGCACCATGCACCGTGTATTGGGGTGCCAGAAAAAAACATTGATTACCTAGACAAGCACCACTCGGTGATGTTGGAGGTAATCAGCGCTAACAAGCACAAGTTGCCGAAACGAACTAAACGCGCCAAACCAGAGTTTTTAGAAAGTTTTGCGTGGCGCAAAGTACGGATGGAAGCCTTGTTGAAGTTCGGCCCCAAATGTATGTGTTGCGGCGCTACCCCTGCAACGGGTGCGGTAATGCACGTTGATCACATTAAGCCCCGCTTAACGCATCCAGAGTTAGCGTTAGAGCTTGATAACCTCCAAATCCTTTGCCATGAGTGCAACCACGGTAAAGGTAACTGGAACAGCACCGATTGGCGGGGGAAACATGGGCGATGAACTTAATTATTTTCCGACTAAACAAAGTCAACCGGAAAAGCCTAAACCTAGTCACAACCTAGAACATCAATTCCACTCCAATCAGGCCATGTGGAATTCGGCAGTACAGGAATCCCCGCTGAACCGCTTAAAGTTCTACGACGCACAGTTAGCCAGAGGCGTTGAGGTTAACCGTGATAGGGTCGCTGAACTGATCCGAGAGGCTGGCGCTGCTGCTGTGCTATCGGATAGGGATACGATTGGGCTGGTACGCCAGCTTTGGGGTGAACGGGCTGTGGAGAAATTGCGTGCGCGTGCCAAAACTGAACAAATACAAAGGTAACCAGATATGGTGGCAAATATGGCTGACCCGGTGCATCAACGAAGCAAGGAACGAGGTGGCGTCCGTCGTTACCTTGATACCGTCACGCCCGAGGAATATGTCCCGCAAACGGGTGAAGTTGACCTTACAGAGCTTTCGCTCACCGGCCTTGCTGACCTGTACGGTTCGGACAAAGGCAATATCAAACACGGCTACACGAAGCACTACGAACGTATCATTGGAGAATTGGGCGGGAAGAACGCGCCGTTGAGCGTTGGCGAGATTGGCGTAGCCTGTGGGGCATCGCTCCGTATGTGGGCTAATTACTTGCCGAACGCCAAGATTGAAGGCTTTGACATACGCCCCGACTGCGCCAACCTCTGCAAAGACTTATCTAACGTCACGATCACGATCAGCGATCCGCGTCAGGTTAATCGGGACGACCAATATGACCTATTGGTGGACGACGGCAGCCACATTGCCGAGGACATTGTAGACACATTGGTGCATTGCCAAACGTGGGTGCGCAAGGGCGGGTTTTACGTCATTGAGGATATGAGCTGCACTTACAACGAGCGTTACGCCATGCGGTTTCGTAAGCATTTCAATAGCAACCTGCCAAACGACCGGCGGCACATCACCAACTTGCTAAACGAAATCACCAAAATGATAGACGCTAAAAATGGGGTATTTAGCGAAATGTATTACTACCCGCAGTTGTGGGTGCTGAAAGTCCGATGAGATACGCCGCTCGCCGAGACGCTAACGATGGCTTGATTGGCGATGCGTTACGCAAGGCCGGGTTCACCGTCCACGACTACGCCTCAAACGGCGGCGTACCAGATCGTCTCGTCGTACGGAATCTGCCCGACGGAACACCGTGGGTGTGCTGGGTAGAAATCAAGGTCGCAAAAGGAAAACTACGCCCAAGTCAGGAGCGGTTCCGCGAGGTGTTTGAACCCCGAGGGGAGTTTTACGTTGCGCGTGACCCCGAAGCGACGGTGCGTGAGTTGATGGAGCGGTATCTCGCTGCCATCAAGCCCGAGCAGCTACGTTAGGCATGAGTGCCTTGCGAGCGCCTTTGTAATGCACGATAGCGGGGTCGGGATGCTGCGGAAGAAACTCAGGCAGACAGGCGTAGTACGATTCAGGCAGGTCTTGCACCTTTACCCGTTTAGCGTATTCCCGCAAAACTTCCTGATCCCCGTACCACACGCAGAATTTATCGGGCAGGACGTTATACATCTCGGCAAGGTCAGCCCACACACCCCAATCAGCGGTGATCGTGCAGCACCCGACATACGGATAAACCTGATCCAGCGTCTTGCCCGCGTACTCGCTGTAATCCTGACCGCGTTGGCGCGGGTTAAACACGGCGTCACGGTTAAACTCACGGCGCGTCATGGCTACCGGCCCCCAACCCTTGAGCAAGGCGCTAGGGCTAATCGGATGCCGCACGATCATGTCGGTATCCATGTACATCGCAGGCTCGGTCAGCCCCAACTCGGCAAAGGCATTGGTGCGCCATTGCATCAGGTACTGCCGATTGCCCTGCGTCACAAATACCCGCGAGACACCGGGTACGGCTGGCGTCTTGTCGTCTGTGACCTGAATAATGGTCGCATCAGGATTGTGGGCGCGAATGGAAAACACCATTGCGGTGGGCATGGCGATGTCGTCGCCAACGTGGAAGAAAACAAACATAGGACAAATATATGCTGAACGTGAACCGAAAACGACTATCCCGAGCGATATGGGACACCCTTTTTGCTGACCTGCCTGACTTGCCGTGGCACGTTATTGAGGACTTGGAGAAGTTAGACCCTGCCCGACGTACCGGCAGTACCAACCACGCCTCCCTGATCGCCTTGTGGGCGGTTATACGGCACTTCCGACCCAAGGTTGTGGCCGAGATCGGCACCTACATCGGTAAGTCCACGTTCGTGCTAGCGAGAGAGGGCGCAGACGTACACACCTGCGACATGACGCACGACTTCAAGTTGCCGCTGACAACCGCCATCACCCAGTACCACAGCAGCAGCACCGAGATGCTCGCCAAATTAGACGGCAACATTGACCTGCTGCATTTAGACGGTCGGCTCCAGCCTGACGACAAGCCGCACCTTGAGCGCCTGTTCACGCCCGACACGGTGATCACGCTAGATGACTTTGAGGGCATAGAGAAAGGCGTCTGGAACGCCATGCAGATAGACCTGTCGCAGCGCATCCTTGTGTACCCGCCCGAACGAGAGTTGACAGAGCGTTATGCGGTGGGAGATGCTACGACTGCAATCATCCTGCCCAACTTGAGGCTGACGCCGCAATGAGCCACAAAGACGCCGCCGAATTTGTAGGCGTATTGCTGCATAGCAGTACCGCTACGCATTTTCTGCATTTGCAGACGGCGAGCTACGCCGCCCACAAGGCACTCGGCCACTACTACCAGAACATCGTAAACTTGGCCGATAAGTACGCAGAAGCCTATCAGGGTCACTACGGCATCATCCCCCTCGCTGACTACCCCGAGGGGTTTAAGGTACAAAAGGACGCCGCCGTATACGCCAACAGCCTGCTGACGTTCGTGAAGGGCATCCGAGGCGACCTGCCGAAAGACACCGACCTACAGAACGTCATTGACGAGATCGTGGGCGAAATCGCCTCCCTTCTGTATAAGCTTGAGAGATTCCGATGAATAAAGCAGGTTTGTACGCAAATATTCTCCGAAAGCAGGAGCGTCAGGCCCGCCAACGCGCCGAAGGTCGCCCTGTAGAGCGTACTCGCAAGCCCGGTGAGCCGGGTGCGCCAACCGCCGAAGCGTTCCGACAATCGGCAAAGACGGCGAAGAAATGAGCGCGGCTTGGACACGAAAAGAGGGGCAAAACGCCAAGGGCGGGCTGAACGCCAAGGGTCGCGCCAGCTACAAGGCCGAAACAGGCGGGACGCTCAAGCCGCCGGTTAAGTCAGGCGACAATCCACGCCGAGCCTCTTTCCTCGCTCGTATGGGCAATATGCCGGGGCCGATGGCAAAGGACGGTAAGCCCACACGCCTCGCCCTCGCACTCAAGGCATGGGGAGCCTCTAGCAAGGAGGACGCCCGAGCCAAGGCCAAAGCCATTAGCAGCAGGAACAAGTAATGGCCGCTGACCGTCAACGCCTAGCCGCCGCCCTCGCCTACGAGGAAGAACGCCGACGGCGCATGATGGAATCCGTCCCGACGACGGACAACCTGCCGCCTGTCCGACCGGCTCGCAGCGACTTACGCACTAACCTTGAGAACCTGTCGTCGGGGTTAGGCCAAGGCATCGTCAACCAGTTAGAAGGCGTCAAAACACTCATCACCGATCCCGTAGGCACGGCTAGAGCCACTTACGAGGGCGTGAAGGGCATTGTGCGCGACCCGTCCGTACTTGCTGACGCATTGCGCTACACCGCCCAGAAAGCCACTAGCGGCCCGTTAGGCGCAGGCGAAGTGATCGGTGAAATGCTTGGCCCGATGCGCGGCAAACCGCCCGTCATGCAGGAAATTGACGTTTACCACGGCAGCCCGCACCGCTTTGAGGAGTTTGACGCCAGCAAGATCGGCACGGGTGAGGGCGCACAGGCGTATGGGCATGGTATTTACCTTGCCGAAAGTCCCGACGTAGCGAAAACCTATAAGGCTGCAAATGACCCAATCGCAAGAAAGGCAGAGGAATTGCTGCGGTCAACAGATGGCGATGTTGATAGGGCAATGCGGTACGCCAAAAAGAAAGTGGAAGATTTGGAAAAAAACCGAGATGTAAAGGGGTTTTTTTCGCCTGTTGCGCTTGAGCAAAACCAAGGCGCATTAAATTATTTGCAGCAAATGAAAAAGGGCAAGCCACCGCAAGTTGGCTCTATGTACACCGCCGACCTACCCGACGAAATGGTAGATCGGATGCTGGACTACGATATGCCAATCAACCAGCAAAACCCGTATGTGTTGGCTGCATTGGATCGGGCTGGAATCAACACGCAATCTACCGCGTTAGCAGGCCCAATGGCGCAAGGCCAAGAAAAGCATTTGACGCAATTTGGTATCCCCGGCATCAAGTATATGGATGAGGGCAGCCGAGGGTATGTGGTTGACTTGTTCCATAAGGGCAAGCCCTATGCAGAACATTCTGGCGTCAAACATCAAACGCTACAGTCAGCGCAAGAGCGTATTGCGGAGGCCGAAGCACAAGGTTTTGAGCCGAGGTTAGGCACTCGCGGCACCCGTAACTTCGTCGTGTTCCCCGGCGAAGAAAAGAAAGTTAAGATTCTCAAACGTGAGTGATTGTTCCACAGGCGATCCAAAGTAGACCAAAACAGATGGCAAAGGGTAAGAAAACAGGCGGTAGGCAGGCGGGTACGCCTAATAAGTCCACACAGGCCGCCAGAGAGGCCATTGCAGCGTTTGTGGACGGCAATGCAGACCGCCTCCAAGGGTGGCTAGACGAGATCGCAGAGGAGAAGGGAGCGCAGGCCGCGTTTGACGCCTTTAGCACTTTGCTGGAATACCACGTTCCTAAACTCGCCCGCCAAGAGATCACAGGTAAGGACAACGGCCCGGTCAAGGTACAGATCGGATGGATGGCTCCCGAATAATCCTGCCCTACCGCCCACGCAAGGCGTTCATGCCGTTCCATGAGCGCACTAAACGCTGGGCTTGTCTCGTCGCACACCGCCGCGCAGGCAAAACTGTCGCCGCCGTCAACGACATGATCCGCGCTGCCGCGATGTATCAGCAGCCGTACGGACTATTTGGTTACGTCGCCCCCTACCGTAGTCAGGCAAAGGCTGTGGCATGGCAATACTTTAAGGACGGCGCACACCCGATCATCCAATCGGTCAACGAGCAGGAATTGACCATCACGCTCATCAACGGTAGTCAGATACGCCTGTTCGGTGCCGATAACGCTGACGCTATGCGCGGCCTTGGATTCTCGGGGCTGTACCTTGACGAGTACGGTGACTTTAAGCCGAGCGTATTCGGGAACGTGTTGAGAGCGTCCCTGTCAGACAAGCAGGGTTGGTGCGTCTTTGGCGGTACACCAAAGGGCAAAAACCAGTTCTGGGAAATCTACGACACCGCACAACGCTTGCCGCAAGAATGGTTCCTGTTGCGCTTGCCTGCCTCCAGCAGCGGGTTACTACCGGCGTCAGAGCTAGCCGCCGCTAGAGCGCAGTTGGCCGAGGATCAGTACCTGCAGGAGTACGAGTGCAGCTTTGAGGCTGCGATCCTCGGTGCTTTTTACGGCAAGGAAATGCGCGAGGCGCAAGACCAAGGCCGCATCACCAACGTGCCGTACGACCCGAATCTGCCGACGTACACCGCATGGGACTTGGGTTATCGCGACGACACGGCTATCTGGTTCTATCAGGTCGCCCGTGGGGAACTGCGCGTCATAGACTTTTACGCCGTCTCGGGCGAGGACATCCACACGATTGCCGATGTGGTACGCAACAAGCCGTATCGCTATGCCAAGCACTACCTACCACATGACGCGAGAGCCAAGAGCCTACAGACCGGCAAGAGCATCATTGAGCAACTAGCGGCGCAATTAGACATCGCCAAACTCGCTGTTGTCCCTGACATCGGTGTGCAGTCGGGCATACAGGCCGTTCGTATGATGCTGCCGCGTGTGTGGTTTGACGCGACCAAGTGCAGCGATGGCATTGAGGCGCTGCGTCAGTACCAACGCGAATACGACGAGGACAAGAAAGCCTATCGTCAGTCACCGCGCCACGATTGGACGTCACACCCTAGTGACGCTTTCCGTATGGTTGCGGTATCATGGTCTGAAGTCGCTGACAAGCCCCCAGCGCCAGAGGTCAAACCGCTGATGGTGGGGCCAGAAAACACAGTCACGCTAAACGATATGTGGGCGGTTCACGACCGCACGACGACAAGGAGAGCAAGGATATGAGCATTGTCAGCCCGAATCGTTACCCCTACGAAACAGTTGCCGCCTCGCAGACCGCGCAGGTACTCGGTGGCACAGGTGCCGTGGGTGATTACCTCCATCGCATTGTGGTGACGGTCACGACGACCGGCACTAGCACCTTAAGCGTCATTGACGGCAGTACGACCGTCCTGACGATGGCTGCGAACACTCCGGTGGGCGTCTATAGCCTTGAGATTAACGCCGCTGCGGTTACCGGCCCGTGGAAGATCACGACCGGCGCAGGCGCGACCGTTATGGCTGTCGGATTCTTCACGGCCTAATCATGGAAGGCATACTGCAACCGGAACTGGAAAAGTACCTCCGCACCATCGCGCAGTATGACGCCGAGTTCGCTAAATGGACGGCGCGAACCAAGAAGATCGTCAAACGCTATCGTGACGATAGTCGTGGGCAGGGCGGCAACGAGGCTGCACGGTTCAACATCCTCTGGTCAAACGTCCAGACGCTGAAGCCTGCGGTTTACGCCAAGCTCCCGAAGGCCGACATATCGCGCCGCTTTGGCGATAACGACCCCGTAGGCCGTGTGGCAGGACAACTGCTAGAGCGGGCGATTGACTTTGAAATTGAGCATTACCCCGACTTCCGCTCAACGATGTCTTATGGCGTGGAAGATCGGTTCCTTGGTGGCCGTGGCACCGCATGGGTACGCTACGAGCCGCACGTTGCGCCGATTGGCATTGAGGACGATGGCGTATCCATCACCTCCAACATTGAGCAGGGTGAGGGTGCGCCGCCGAACCTAGAGCAGATTGAGTACGAGTGCGCCCCGGTGGATTACATCCATTGGCGTGATTTCGGCCACTCACAGGCTCGCACATGGGAAGAAGTCACCTGCGTATGGCGCTGGGTGTACATGAGCCGTGAGGCGCTAGCAGAGCGGTTTGGCGAGGAGATGGCTCGCAGGATACCGCTAGACCAAGGCCCAGAACCGCTCAACGCTTACAACGAAGCCAAGCGCACCTATAACCGCGCAAAGATTTGTGAACTGTGGGACAAGGAAACCGAAAAGGTGTACTGGTTCTGCAAGGGTATGCCGCAGATCATTGATGTGCGTGACGACCCGCTTGGCCTTGAGGGGTTCTTCCCCTGCCCGAAACCGCTGTACGCGACGACGACAAGCGACACGCTGGTGCCGGTGCCTGACTTCCTGCTGTACCAAGATCAGGCGATGGAGTTGGACATCCTGTCCGACCGCATTGATGGTTTGGTCAAGGCGCTGCGTGTACGCGGTGTGTACGACGCCAGCCAACCGGCGCTGCAACGCTTGATGACGGAGGGCGACAACAATGCGCTTATTCCAGTTGATAAATGGATGGCTTTTAGCGAGAAAGGCGGCCTTAAAGGCAGCATTGACCTTCTCCCGCTGGACACGCTCGCCAACGCCCTCCTCAACTGCTACCGAGCAAGAGAGGACATCAAGAGCCAAATTTACGAAATCACGGGCATCTCGGACATCATCCGAGGCACCTCGTTCGCGTCCGAAACGGCTACGGCCCAACAAATCAAAGGCCAGTACGCGGGATTAAGACTGCGCTCCATGCAGGAGGACGTTGCCCTCTTTGCATCGGAGTTGATCCGTTTGAAGGCGCAGGTGATGTGCAAGCACTACCAGCCCGAAACGATCCTTGCCTACGCCGCCGCAAGCCAGATGACGCCTGCCGACCAGCAACTGATCCCGCAGGCCATTGAATTGCTGCGCGACAAACCCCTGCGTAACTTCCGCGTAGACGTTGCCGCCGACAGCCTTGTGATGTTGGACGAGAACCAGATGAAGCAGGATCGTATGCAGTTCCTGCAAGCGTTTGGTGGCTTCCTCGCGCAAGCCCTGCCGGTTGGTCAGGCCAGCCCGCAGATGGTGCCGATGATGATGGAGTTGCTGCGCTTCGGTATGCAGGCGTTTAAGGCCGCACGACCGATTGAAGGGCAGATTGACGCCACGTTGCAGCAGTTGCAGCAGGCCGCGATGCAGCAAGGCCCAGACGGCGAGCAGCAAGGCAAGCAAGCCGAGTTGCAGCAGAAGGGGCAGATGGAGCAAAGCCGTATCCAAATGGAGGCCGCGCTACAACAGGCCAAACTGCAACAGCAGATGCAGATGGAGCAACTCAAGAACCAGACGAAACTAGCGATGGAACAGCAGAAGCAGCAGTTTGAGGCGCAGTTGGAGGCGATGAAGCTGCAAAGTCAGCAAGAAGCCGCCAAGTACAAGGCCGACATGGACGCCCAAACGCGCTTGATCATCGCGCAGATGAACAAAACGCTACCCCCAACTACGTTTAATCAATGAAACGCACTTACGTTTTCATAGACGGCGAGTTTGTAGAGCGTAAAAAGGACGCCAAAGGGCGTTATCACTACGTCGTGCCCGACATCGTGCCGTACAAAAGCATGATTGACGGCAAGATGGTCACCTCACGCTCGGAACACCGCCGCCACCTCAAGGCCAACAACTGCATTGAGGTCGGTAACGACGACCCGAGCAAGCACATCAGGCACGAAAAGTCGGTAGACACGCGGCTTGAACGCATCAAGCACATCGTCAACACCCGAATGACCAACGAGCAAGCAGATCGCATACTGCGCGACCTGCGCCAACACGCGAATTTCACCAATCCCCACAGGAGAGGCTAACGTGGACGAGCAAATGGAACGAGATGAAGCCCCACAGGCTGATGTAACTGACCGCCGAGCGATTCTTGAGCAGAGTTTAGAAGCGGCAGAGCGTGGCGAACCCATTGAACCCGTCTCACGCGACGGTAAGGGGCGTTTTGCTACGCCGAAAGCTGCGGAACCTGCTGACGAACCGCAGGTAGAGGAAGAGCCGCCTGTTTGGCGTCGTCCACCGGCATCGTGGAAGAAGGACTATCACGAGGTTTGGCAGAAAGCCGACCCGAAGATGCAGGAATACGCATGGCAGCGCGAGGAGCAGATGCGGGCGGGCGTGGAACCGCTGCTCTCCAAGGCGCAGTTTGCCGATGCAATGCAGGAAGCCATCTCGCCCTATATGCAGACCATACAGGGGCTTGGTTTATCGCCTGATAAGGCCGTAGCCGCCCTGATGGACGCTGACCACAAGCTGCGTAACAGCGACCCACAGACGCGGATGCAATACTTCGCGCAACTCGCGCAGTCGTATGGCATCAACTTGGGTGCGATGCAGGGCCAGCAAGGCCAGATGCCGCAGCAAACGGTTGACCCGACCGTGTATGCGCTGCAAAACGAACTGAACAAAGTCCGTGGCGAGGTCATGGGCTGGAAGCAACAGCAGGAGATGATGGAAAATCAGACTCTGCTAAACGAAATCAACCAATTTAGTTTGAAGGCCGATCATTTTGAGGACGTCCGACCGGCGATGATCCAACTCCTACAGAGTGGGATGGCGCAGACGTTGGACGAAGCCTATGACAAGGCCATCAGGCTTGATCCTAACTTGTTTGATCAGGTGACCAAGGCCCAACAGGCCGAAGCCGCCGCAAAACAAGCGAAGGAACAAAACAGGGCAGCGAAAGCCGCCCGAGCAGCAGCGGTGAGTGTCAGAAGCGCCACACCCGGCGTTAACACGGCTCCAAAAGCGGCAAACCGTCGTGCGATTCTAGAGGAAGCATTTTCCGAAACAGAGTCGCGCTTATAACTAACTGATGAAGGAGTAATCAAATGGCATTTGCCAACTCAAGCATCAGCGACATCATTGCCACGACTATTCAGAGCCGTAGCGGTGAACTCGCTGACAACGTGACGAACAACAACGCGTTGCTTCGTCGCCTCAAGGAGCGCGGGAACGTCAAGACGTTCTCGGGCGGTAACGTGATTTTGCAAGAAATCATGTACAACGATCCGACCACCAACAACACGAATTCCTATTCGGGATACGAGGTGTTGAACGTCGGCCAGAACAGCCCGATTTCGTCGGCGCAGTTCAGCATCACGCAGTACGCTTCTGCCGTGACCATTTCGGGTTTGGAGATGATCCAGAACTCGGGCAAGGAGGCCATCATTGACCTTCTTGACGGTCGCATGGAAGTTGCGGAAGCCCAACTTGCTAACCGCATCTCGGGCGACCTGTACGGCGACGGCACGGGCAACGCGGGCAAGAACCTCACGGGTCTTGCTGCGGCTGTTCCCGATGACCCGACTACCGGCACCTACGGCGGCATCAACCGCGCTGTGTGGTCGTTCTGGCAGTCCAAGGTGTTTGATGCGTCGGTCAGCGGCTCGGGCGTTGTGTCGTCCACCACGATTCAAGGCTACATGGACGCTCTCGCTGTCCAACTCGTTCGTGGCACCGACAAGCCTGACCTGATCGTTGCTGACAACAACTACTACCGTTACTACTTGCAGTCGCTGCAAGCCATCCAGCGCATCACCGAGTCCGGCTCGGGCATGGCTGGCGCGGGCTTTGCCTCGCTCAAGTACTACGGCGCTGGCATGGCGTCTGACGTTGTGCTGGACGGTGGTATCGGTTCCTCCACCTACAACTCGGGTGCTGGCAACGCGAACCATATGTGGTTCCTCAACACCAAGTACCTGCACTTCCGTCCTCACAAAGATCGTAACTTTGTGCCGATTGGCGGCGAGCGGCAGGCCGTTAACCAAGACGCCATTGTGAAACTGATCGGCTGGGCAGGTAACTTGACCTGCTCGGGCGC